TTTGTTGGGTGAAAGGAAATAAGAAAAAATAAATTAATCGAGTTTGGTTTTTAGGTGGTGAGGTGATGTGAAACTAACTGAAAAACAAAATGATGAAGGGGCGGTTAGTATGAAAAAGAAGCTGTCCCCAAAACAAGAGAAGTTTTGTCTTGAGTATGTTAAAATTGGATTTGCTGGGCAGGCTTATATAAACGCAGGGTATAAAGCAAAAAGCAAAGTTGTTGCAGAAGCTAACGCAAGAAAATTACTCGAAAAATACTATATCAAAGAACGCGTTAGGGAATTAATGGATGAAATAAAAAATAAAGACATAGCTGACGCTGAAGAAGTTTTGAGATATTTAACAAAAGGCATGAGAATGGAGTTAGAAGAAGAGGTTGTTGTAGTTGTTAACACAGCTGATCGGCGTAGTGAACCGCAGATAGTAAAGAAAAAAATATCAATTAAAGATGCAAATAAATGCGCGGAGCTATTAGGCAAGAGATATACATTATTCACTGAGAAGGTAAATGTCGAAGGTAACTTAGGCGTTCAGATAGTAGACGACATAGAGGATGAGGACGTTGAAGACGATACGGTTGTCTGATGTTGTGGTTCCGCATTTCCGGTCCTTCTGGGCGGTGTCAAAACGACATAAATATTTGCGGTATGTCCTCAAAGGCGGACGTGGCTCTGGCAAATCAACGCATATAGCTTTGCGGTTGATTATAGACATGATGCGTTATCCGGTGACAGCTCTCTGTGTTAGGCGAGTGGCTAATACACTTGGTGAATCGGTCTACGAGCAACTCAAAGAAGCCATTGATATACTCGGAGTTAACGCTTACTGGCGAGAAGTCAAAAACCCGATGCAACTTATCTATATCCCACGCGGAAATAAAATTATCTTTCGAGGTGCCGACGATCCCCAGAAGATTAAATCCATCAAGATGTCGAAATTCCCTATAACGATTCTTTGGATTGAAGAGTTAGCGGAGTTTAAAACTGAGGAAGAAGTATCGGCCATTGAGAACTCTGTGTTGCGTGCGGAGCTTCCAGATGGTCTTTTTTATGCGCTTTATTATTCGTATAATCCACCGAAGAGAAAACAGCACTGGGTTAATAAGTTGTATGAGACGCAATTTATACCCAGTAATACCTACGTCCACCACAGCACATATTTGGATAATCCTTACATCTCTAAAGAGTTTCTCGAAGATGCTGAGAACGTAAAAAATCGCTCCCAACACAAATACGAATGGGAATACCTCGGTAAACCTATTGGCTCTGGTGTGGTGCCGTTTGATAATCTTGTATTTAGGAGCATTAGTGACGCAGAGATACGGAGATTTGATAATATCAGGCAGGGTATTGACTGGGGTTATGGTGTGGATCCAGTAGCGTTTGTGAGGTGTCATTATGATAAGACACGCCGGAAATTATATATATTTGACGAATATTACGGGGTTAAAATAAGCAATCGGGAACTCGCCGAATGGATCAAGAAAAAGAACTATTATACCGAACTAACGATTGCCGATAGTGCTGAACCGAAGTCCATTGATGAAATGAAGTCTTATGGAATTAGAATCAAAGGAGCCAAAAAAGGCCCTGGAAGCGTTGAGTATGGGGAGAAGTGGCTGGATGATTTGGAGGAAATTGTCATAGATCCAAAACGCACTCCAAATACAGCCAGAGAGTTTGAAAACATTGATTACCAAGTTGACACAGATGGTAATCCGAAAGCAAAGCTGGAGGATAAAGACAACCATACGATTGACGCAGTACGTTATGCCTGCGAAAACGACATGAAGCAGTCAGCAATATCTTTTTAAGGTGGTGGTACAGTGGCGTATGTTACACAGATGCAGTTGATTGAACGTTTTTTGGCCAAAGGTGCAGCAGCCGCTATGACATTAGAACAGTTCATCAAAGCTATGATTGATGAGTGGGACAACTCTAAAGAATTGGAGTTGATGCTTACTGGTCAAAGGTATTATGAGGGTGAACCAGATATTCTAAAGCGAATTAGGAAAGTGATTGGTGAAGGTGGTGAGCTAGAAGAAGTTAAAAATCTAGCGAATAATAAACTAGTTCATAATTTCGTTAGGAAGCTGGTCAATCAAAAGGTTGGTTATCTTTTATCATTACCATTTAGTATTCAGACGAATAATGAGGATTACTTAGAGGAGTTAAATAAGTTTTTTGATAAAGCTTTCATGCGTTCATTTCAGAATCTCGGTAAGGAAGCGATTAACAAAGGGAAATCCTGGCTTCATGTTTATTATAACGAAGACGGTGAATTGTCATTCAAACAAATTCCATCTGAAGAGATTATTCCTCTCTGGAAAGATGCCGCGCATACAGAGTTGGATGCAGTCATTAGAATATATCAATTAGATGGTTTTAATGGTACAGAAAAGACAACCATTACTAAGGTTGAATATTGGGATAGGAATGGTGTTAAGAGGTATATTTTAATAGAGGGTGAATTAGTACCCGACGTAGAAGCTGGCGAAGAAAGTAGTCATTTTATGGGAGTGGTGAATGGGGAAGAACAAGGTTATAATTGGGAGAAAGTGCCGTTTGTTTGTTTCAAGTATAATCACGAGGAAATACCACTTATTAAGTTTGTGAAGTCACTAGTTGACGATTACGATAAACATAAGTCAGACAATAGTAATAATCTTGAGGATTTACCTAATGGTATTTATGTACTTAAAAATTATGACGGTCAAGATTTGGGTGAGTTTAGGAGAAACCTTTCGCTTTATAGAGCAGTTAAAGTTACAGATGAAGGTGGGGTGGATACTTTAACAGTTGACGCTGACATTGAAGCTTATAAACACCATCTAGAAACTACTCGTAAAGATATTTTTGAATTTGGTGGAGGCGTGGATACTCAAACTGAGAGGTTTGGAACCGAAAGGTCTGGTGTAGCACTGAAATTTCTCTATGCCGACCTGGACATGGACGCCAATATAATCGAATCTGAATTCCAGGCGAGCTTGGAGCAGTTGAGATGGTTTATAGACCAACACATTTATAACACAACTGGCAAAGATTACTCCGAAGAGAATGTAGATTTTATTTTTAACCGTGACATAATCATCAACGAAAACGATGTGATTATGAACGCTAAAAACAGTGTGGGCGTTATATCGGAGAAAACTATAGTGTCTAATCATCCGTGGGTTACAAACGTCCAAGATGAATTAGAGCGAATAAAGGAGGAACGACAAGAAGAATTTAATAGTTATTTTAATGCTTTCGGGCCAGTAACCGGTGATAACAATGGCGAAGAATAGAGACTATTGGAAGAAGCGGTTCGAACAGTTAGAGCAGGCGGCCAATAAAGAAGCGTTAACGTATTTGCGAGAACTAGAAAAACAATACCTAAAAGCTCTACAAGAAATAGAAGCTCGGATAAACACATGGTATCGTAGATTTGCAGTCAACAATCAAATAGACATGAGTGAAGCTAGAAGGTTGTTGAATACCAAAGAATTAGCTGAATTCAAGTGGACAGTGGAGGATTATATCAGATTCGGGGAAGCAAACGAACTAAATCAGTTGTGGATGAAACAACTGGAGAATGCTTCAGCGAGGTTTCACATCTCGAGGTTGGAAGCTTTGAAAGTTCATATCCAACAATCATTGGAGACTTTATTTGATAAACAGCTTAGTGGAATTGACGATTTGATGAAAAGAATATACATGGAGGACTATTATAAAACTTTATTCGAGGTTCAGAAAGGCTTTAATGTCGCCTGGGATATAGCTTCTGTTGACCAGAATAAACTCTCAAAGATTATATCCAAACCCTGGGCTGTGGATGGTAAGAACTTTAGCGAACGGATTTGGACAAATAAAACAAAATTAATAAGTGAATTGCATAATGAGTTAACCCAGATGACTATTCTGGGTAAAGGTCCGGATGAAGCGATCCGAAATATAGCCCAAAAAATGAACACGTCTAAAAACAATGCTGGAAGGTTGGTGATGACAGAGCAGTCATATTTTTCCACTGTGGCGCAGGGGGATGCTTTCCGAGAATTGGGGGTAGAACGATATGAGGTAGTGGCAACGTTGGACGATCGCACATCAGAAATTTGTCAAGAATTGGATGGAAAAGTCTTCGAAATGAAAGATTTCGAAGCTGGTGTTACTGCCCCACCGTTCCATGTTTGGTGTAGGACTGTTGTTGCTCCGTATTTTGATGATGATTTTGGGGAGAGAGCGGCCAGAGGAGTAGATGGGGAAGTTTATTATGTGCCTGGAAATATAACTTATAAACAGTGGAAGGAGAAGCATGTGAAATAAGAGGGAGGGGATTTGTTGAAAATTCCAACCTGAAATGTTTGAAAGTGCCGAGGAGAGATAATATGTTAATGTGTCTTGAATGTGGAGGAATTGCTTATAGAAATTCATATTTTGGTATAGTAACCTGTCAGAGTTGTGGGTGGAAAGTGAGTATTAAAGAATATGAAGAATTAGAAGTTACATGTAAATCAGTAGAATAACAGTTCCCGCAAGCCTCTCAACGATGCGCAACCTGCGGGCCAT